CGTCCGTTGCTCGTGATTCTCGTGGCGTTCCTGCCAACGAGGAGCTGGTCAGTGGACAGTACCATGTCCCGGAGTTCTTCGCGTGGCAGGCGGCCATAGGGAATCACGCGGCTGGCGCCGTAGTCGCCGGGGCGAAGCACGCGGCCCTCGCGGACCTCCTTGGACATCCAGATGATCGGGTTGTCCTGGGCCTGGCGGTGAATCTCCGTGAGCAGGATGTCGGGCTTGTTCTTGAAGAAGGGCGCGCCGCCCACGGGCGGGAGCTGGCCCGGATCGCCCAGGGCGAGGATCGGGCAACCGAAGCTGAGCAAGTCCTCCCCCATCTGTTCGTCAATCATGGAATACTCATCCACCACGAGCAGCGCGGCCTCGAACAGCGGCGACTCCGTGTTGAGCTGGAACATCGGGCGGGCGAGGTTGATCTGCTCTGCCTTGATCGCCGCATCGACCTTCTCCACGAGGGTTTCCGGGACAGGCTTGTGGGTGAGGAGCCGCGCCCGCTCCGCTTGGAGTTCCTTCAGGCGCTGCTGCGACTTGTCCTTGGGCGTGTAGATGAGCTTGTGAATGGTACTCACGTTGGTCGCCCCGGACTTCGTGAGGACGTGAGCGGCCTTGCCGGTGTAGGCGGCGAAGTACACGGGACCATTGACGGTCGCGGCGAGGTGTTTGGCCAGGGTGGTCTTGCCGGTTCCGGCGTACCCGGCGAGCTGGAACACGGGCTTGTCCCGGGTCTTGAGCCACCGCCCAACTCGGTCCAGCGCGGTCTGCTGTTGCGGACTCCACATGATGATCGTTCTCCGTTTCTGATGAAAAGAAGGGGGCCACGAAGGCCCCCTGAAGGTACGGCCCGAGGGGGCGGGCCGTCCGGGTCGGTCCTCCCGGTAGATCAGAACACCGGCTTGCCGCCGCCTGCGCCCTGGGCTTCTTCGTCCGCGGAGCCCGGAGCCTGCGACTCATAGGCAGCGCGGGCCTTGCCCTGCTCGATCATCGACTTGATGTTCACGGCGGACTGGAACAGCGGGTCATCGGGCAGGAGGCGAGCCTGCTGGGCGTTCTCGCCGTCGAAGGCGATGGCGTCCCAGTTGAAGAACTGGCCCTTGTTGTTCTTCTCGCTCACGGTCTTGAGGCGGTAGCGGTGGGCGAACAGCGGAGCCGGAATGCGGCGACCGTCCGGCAGCGGAATCTGGATGGTCTTGGCCTTGGTCATCCAGCCCTTGTACTTCTTGATCTTCGTGGAGCTGAAGGCCAGGACCGCTTCCGAGGCGTTGCCGTCATCATCCAGCGCGATGCCGTACACATAGAAGGTTTCGATCAGCTCGTTGCCGTCCGGGGTGCTGTACTTGCCATACTCCGAGGACGCGGCCTTGGCGTGGTTCACCAGATCGCTGTTGACTTCGTGGATGCCCACGAAACCGCCGCCCGCATCGCGGGGCTTCCACTCCACGTACACGTGCTGGGTGGTCGCCGGGACGAAGGCAATGCCCTTCTTGCCGTCCCAGACTTCGCCGGTCACGGTGTTCAGGATCATGCCCTGGCGCAGGCTGTCGTTCTCCTGGAGCTGCGGGCTGAGGGCCTGAAGAATCTGGAGGAACGGGATGCTGTAGTCATCGCTGGTCTGGTTCTCGAAACCCGCGCCCGCGTAGTCGGCATATGCGCCATACTCCGCCATTGCGGTGTTCTGTTCCTTCACTGCGACATCGGTGGTCTTGCTATCGGTCTTGGCCATGGTGTGGCTCCTTCGGTTCAATGTGAGCGGGTCGATTGGGCCCCCGGTCGAATAGCCCTGCCGTCTCACCGGCTGTACCCGCTGTCACCCGCGGGGCGGTTCGGTCGGGAGGAAGGCCCGGGGCCGTCCTCCGGCATTCTGGTCACACTTCGATCTTGGACACGCGCTGACGATGGACCCCGAACAGGTCCAGGGGGACTTCCTCGCCTTCACGCAGCTTCTCGCGGACGAAAGCGGCAAGGGTCGAAGGATGGACGCTGGCGTTGTCGTCCACCTCGAACTCGTCCGCGAGACGCTGGCGCAGTTCGTCAGCCTTCTCGTCCTCGCCCTTGCCGAAGGCGACGGCGACCACGCGCTTGATCATCGCGGCGTGGCCGTGCTGCTTGAGCCAGGCGAAGGCGAGCGGGGCCTTGGCCTTCGGGATGCTGGCGCGGATCGTCTCGTCAATCTTGATCTTCAGGCCGGTGGTGGTCTTGAACTCGCCAATGCCGATCTGGTCCATGAGTTCGGGCACCTGGCGCTCCGCGATGTCGCGGAGTTCTTCGCGGGCCTTGTTGAGCTGGGCTTCGAGGTCTGCGACCTTCGACTGGGCAGCGGCCTGTTGTTCGGCCAGCTGAGTGAGTTGGCTCAGTTCGCCACCGGCGGTCTGAGGTTGGACATAGTCCAGGTATGCGTTTTCACTTGACATGTGGTTCTCCGTTTCTTCGGTGAGGGGGTATCCCAATCACGCTGAAGAAGTATAGCCGGTCAATCGGAAGAAGTAAAGAGGCCCGAGGCGTCCACCGCGATGTAGCGTTGGTCCTTGCCGCTCCACTGGAGCAGGGACACGTCCCCGTCATTGGCGTCTGCGGCGATGGCGACGGCGAACCCGATCAGGACCGGATTGCCCACGAGCAGGAGGTGGTCCCCCGGCCCGAAGTCGGCCAGCTTCTCCTTCAGCTCATCAATGATCGGCTCCGGGCGGAAGGGGGCCGCGGTCGGGCTGAGCAAGTACACCAGCTCACCGAACTTCTCCGCCGGGGTCAGATCAAATTTGGGCTCGAACCGCTGCTTGTCACGGTCCCAGCGGTGTTGGTTCTGTACAACAAATACACGGCTCATCGTAGTCTCACAACCAGTCTTTGAGGCGGTCGCCGGTGATCTGGCTCGCCACGTTGAATTTGTTCCTCAACGCTTCCACCACCTTCTCATCCACGGAGTCCTCAGCCACGAGGTCGATGTACAGCACGTTGTTGGTCTGTCCGATCCGGTGGGCGCGGTCCTCCGACTGAAGGCGGTCGATCAGCTTGAAGCTGTTGGAATAATAAATGACAGTCTTGGCTGCCGTCAAGGTCAGACCCGTCGCCCCCGCCGCGGGGTTGCCCACGAACACGCGGGCCTGTTCCTCCGGCGGGACGGCCTCCCGCCCGACCACCTGCCCGTTATGGTACAGGGGGCGCTCGCCCTGGAACCGGGCCTTGGCGTCCGCCCGCTCATCGTCGTTCACCAGCCCATCATAGCGGACCGCGCTGATGCCGCGCTCGCGGAGGGCGTCCATGATCAGGGTGATGTCCATCTGGAACCGGGCCCAGACGATCACCTTGTGCTGGGACTCCTCGATCAGATCGCAGAGCAGGTCCAGGCGACGGTTCGGCCCCGGGATAGTGTACACGGGTTCCGCTTCATCGTCGGTCGGAAGGTAGCCGCAGGTGATCTGCTGGAGGCGGAGGAGCCGGGTGATGGCGAGGGCGGCGATGACCGGGGTGGTGCCTTCGGCTCCGAGGTCCGGGGCGTCTCCGCAGTCCGGGCACGGGTAGATGAAGCCGTCAAACTCCACCTCACGTTTGCCCAAGCAGGTCGGGCAGGCGTCCGGCGACGGCTCCGCGGCGACCGCTTCCGCGTCCCGCTCAATCCCGCCCGTCTCCAGCCACACGATGTACTCGTCACGCAACTGGCGATACAGCTTGCCCTGCTCCGGGGTCATCGGGAAGAACCGCTTGCTGTACAGCTTCGGCGGGAGGTCCAGCACGTCATCCTTCGTCACGCGGGAGGAGACGGGCTGGAGAAGGCTGTTCAGGTCATCCAGGCGGCGATAGCCCACCAGCACGTCATACTCGTTGCCATCATTCTTCTTGGTCTTGGGGTTGAAGGCGGTCGGGTTCCAGCCCTTCTTCCAGATACCGAAGTGCTGCTTGAACTCCGTGAAGGTCCCCAAGCGGTTCTGCTTCCAGTAGTCGTCAATCAAGAACTTGATCTGGCTGTAGGCGTCGAAGGGTCCCTGAGCAATCGGGGTCCCGGTCAGGACCCGCCTGAATGGCGCGTACTTCGCGGAGCGGAGGATGGACTTGGTGCGCTCCGCGGTCGGGGTCTTGATGTAGTGCGCCTCATCCAGGACGTACAGGAGGCGGCGCTTGTCGAAGAAGTCAATCAGCGCCCGCTTCCCGGAGGCGGTCATGAAGGCTTCATAGCTGATGGTGAGCCAGGCGAAGCCCTTGTGCTCAATGACGGCCTTGACCGCCTGCTTGTGCCACTTGGTGTCGGCCTTCGGGCTCTGGTAGTGGAAGGCCCGGACGTGCTTGATCACCTCATCGGGTACGTGGTCCGGGATTTCCTTCTCAACCCAATTCCGATGGACCCCGTTTGGCGCAACAACTAGGACACCGTCAATCAGTCCCCGCAGGTATAGCCAACAAGCTGTATCAATCGTCAGCTTACTCTTGCCAGTACCTTGCTCCCAAAAAATAGCCCGGGCAACTTCCTCCCGGCTGCGCTCCCATTCGTCCCGTTGATGGTTGAACGGTTCTGTTTTGAACTTGTACTCCATTTCTCAACCCTCGTTGTTTACCAGTTTCCAACCCTTCGCTGTCTTCAATCGACCCTTGAGAAGGTCGCTAAACATCGAAGCACTTATGCCAAAACGATCCTTGAATTGAACCCGCTGACCCTCCTCCCGTTCTCCTGTAATCACGTTTTCCAGCACATACCGGCGAGGGTCTGCACAAACCCGGCGGACGGACTCCGTGACAGCTTTTCTCCAGGACGGGTCATTGTGGATACGTTCCAGAGCTTTCTTCAATGCCGGGCTCCTGCGGAGAATGTCTGAATGGCGTTCCCGCTCGCGGGGGTCCTCATACCGCTTCCGGCTCGCCTCGCCTATCGCGGCCCGCGACTCCGCTGACAGCAAACGCTTTCGCGTTGCCTCCGAAAGTTTCGCGCGGACCTCTTCAGTGAAGGTCACTCCCTCGCCGCCGTACCCGATATTGTACCCTCCCGGGGATACCGAACCGAAGGCTTGGATGTACCAACACTCCAAATCGTTCAACTCGCTCTCCGAGCAGGTCTGGATGATTTCCCAGTCAAAAGCATCAGCTCCGTACTTCTTCAGAGCAGCTTCCAGAACCGGGCAATGACTCAAGCCCTTCCTGTGCTCAGACCACCTGCGCGGTATGTTGATTGACTTGCCCACATACCGTTTCCCGCTGGCGCGGTGAGTGATGAGGTATATGCCGGTTGGATTCATCATAGGGGTGACTCCATTTCTCATAGTGATGCCCGGAAGTATAGCCCAGCTGGGCGGCGAAGGCGAGCGGAGAATCACGTGCGCTTGGGATGGGGGCCCAACGCTCGACTTCGTGTGCGGAAGAAGTATGAAGTGGAGTAAGCAGGGAAGCCCAGCGGGGCTGGGGGTTTATATATTCTTCTTCTTCTTCTTCTTAACTTACTTAACTTACTTACCTTAAACCCCCGGACGGCCTCCGAACAGCAGGAACGGTCGCCGGTCGCCTCCCTGGGCAGGGGGTCCCGGCGATTTATCGGGCGAAGTAGAACTGAACTGGAGAAAGTGAAGTAACCTAAGCGCAGGAGGGTCGGAGCTGTTACGGCGCTGGGCTTTCGATGGCGCTTGGGGTCTATACTTCTTCAGGTGTGAAGGTAAGTAGCCCAAGCGCATCCTCATTTTTGGAACCACTCCTTGAGGCCCAGGAGGATCAGGGAGACCAGACCGGAGAAGAAGATGCCCAGCAGGGCAACGGTCCCCTTCCGCTTCAGGTCCTCCCCGGACTCGCGCCACTGGCGGAGGTGTTGGAAGTCCCTCTGCATGGCGAACGGGTCGGACGTGTCCACCCCGAGCTGCATCAACGTCTGCTTGACCGCTTCGGCCACTACGTCGTTCAGCTCCGACTGGGACATGGCCACGGTTTCCGCGGCTCGCTTCGCCGCGTCCTCCACGGATAGT